CGCGTCAGTCGGCCGATGAGGCCCAAACGCTCCGATTCCCTCACCGCGCTCTTCGCGCTGCCTCACCCCGAATTCCGGCAGTTTTCGCACGGTCTGCCTGGTCTTCGCGCATGCGCTGAAAGGCCGGCTTCCAGTGCTTCTTGGCGTGCTTGATCGCGTCGGCCCAAGCGGTGACGAGCGCCTTGCGCGGGATCGGCGGCTGCGGCCGATCGCGCTCGATCATCTTCTCTTGCTGAGCGGCGGTGCCTAAGATCGCTTGCGCCGGCACGCCTGGCGCCGCGCCGAACAAATCAGACGCCGGGTTGCCGGGCCCCTGGTCGCCGGGAACGTTGGTCGCCATGCTACAGCCACCCGCTGTCCTGGCGCTGCCGTTCGCGCTCGGCGCGCTTAGTGCCTTCCTTGATCCAGCCAAGCGTCATGGGCTTGGGGCCGGGTTCGATCGTCTTGATCCGCCCCTTGGCCGGAATCTGCCGCATCAAACCTAGCCCGATCAGGGAGAGCGTGTCGACGAAATCGTCAAAACCGCCATGCGGAAACTTGAGCAGCTGGTCGCGCGCGTCCTCAAACCAACGCGCAAACCGAGGAAAATAGACGCGCCCCATGCTCATACGCGCGTTAATGCTGGTCGCTCGCGCCCGCTTGTCGGCGATCGGCGTGATGGTGTCGATCACGCAATAGATCCGCTTCTCGAGCATGCGTTTGCGCAGGAACGGTCCGACGCTCTTCTCGATCACGCCCCTCTCGGAAAACCAGAGCGCCGGCCGGTATTTCGCCATCAAGCTGATGATGACGCTGACGCTCATGTCAGAGGTCATGCGAACCCAGGAAAGATCCGGCATGATCCAGAGGTTTTCGTTCTCGTCGACGCCGACGATCATATGGCAGGACTTGTCGTTCTCCTGCTTGGTGGCGACCGCGAAGTCCGACGCGCCATAAAATCGCAAACCCTCGAGCGCCGGCAGATCGCTCATCTTGTTGTAGGTGCGAATGAAGTCCGAGCGGAAGAAAGCGCCTTCCGCCGGCGTCGGTCTGCCTTGATAAAGGGCGGTGAATCCTCGTGGATCCGAACGCCGCATTTCAAGCAGAAAGTCACGATCGAAGCGCGCGGGCCAGAGGGGCTCATCGATACTCCTTCCCAGCGGATCGTCGTCTTCCGCGAGTGCCGGCAAGTTGATGATCCGCCAGGCGTCCGCTTCTTCTTGCTGGAAATAGGGGTTGGCTGGGTCAAGGTGTCTCCCGATCAAGTCGTCCTCATTCCACCTGGTGGCGATGATGACGATCGCCGCCTCTTTGGTCATCTGCCTGGTGCGGAAGACCGTGGTGTACCAATTCCACAGTCGATCGCGGACCACGATCGAATCGGCTTCTTGCCTGTTTTTGATCGGATCGTCGAACAGGTTAATATCGCCGCCACGGCCGGTCAGCGTGCCGCCGACGCCGACAAAAAAGAGATCCCCGCCACCTTTGATGCGCAGCACGTCCGACGCAGCGCCGCCATAGCGCAGCTGCGTCGCCGGAAAGACGTGCTTGTAGAGCGGCGAAAGCATCAGCGTCTTGACGTTGCCGCCGATGTCGACCGCGTATTTGTCGTTGTAGGTGGCGACGACGACGCTCTTCAGCGGGTTGCGCCCCGCCACCCAGGCCGGAAACAGCATCGACGCCAGCTTAGTCTTGCCGTGCCGGGGAGGGCAGCTGATGATCAAGCGCCGGATCCGGCCGGCCTCGACCTCCTCGAGCGCCGCGCCGATCACTCTGTGGTGCTTGACGTCCTCGTAAGACGAGCGCCGCGCGTCGGCGCGGTTCTCGGGCGAAGGGTTCATATAGCGGGCGAAAGGGATCATCCCTCCTCGCGCCTGCAGGATCGCCTTTTTACGCTCGAGCAAAAGGAACCGGCGATCAGCGTCGTTCATGTTTAACGCGACGCAATTGCCCAATCATATTGGCGCACTTCTCGACAGTCCAACTATGCGGGATAAGCGCCAACCATTCCGCCTCGCTTAAAGCGACAAGACCTCGCACGGCCAATTCAGCATCAATAGCGCGGCGCTTAACGTCGGTCATCGAAACTTAAGCCACCATTGCGGCTGGCCCCAGATCTCTTCGACGCTCAAGCCGCGCGTGAGCCGGTTCCACCGAACCATAGGCGGCTCGACCGGCCCGATAAGCTCAGTAGTCGTCGCCGCCGTTATCTGAGGCGTAGCCATCGCCTTCGTCGTTGAGGCTCGAGCCGCGCGGGACGTCGCTCGAGGCGGCTTTGCGTCCGCCCGGCTTGTACTTTTTGACGTAATCGTCGCCGTCCGAACTCACCCCGCCTCGCGGCATTGAGGCGTTATTGTCGACGTAGCCGCCGCCGCTGTCGCGAGAGTTGCCGGCGTGGTTGCCGCTGCCGATCGCCCCGAACGTCCCGTGCGGGTCATAGAAGCAATCGTCAGCCGTCGACTTGCCAGGCGTCGCCCCATCGATGCGTCTTGTAGTCGCCATCACCTTTGTCCTGGCCGCGGCTTCGCCGCCGGCGGCGGCGTGATCGGCTTGCCGTAGGGCGGCTGCACTACGGGACCGCTAGGGTTGATCGGAGCGCCGGCGGTCGACGGCCGCGGCGGTTTCGAGGGCTGCTTCGCCATTGGTTTCTCCCTTAAGCGCACGCAATCGCGTTCGAAGTCTTCGGCGTCGAGACGCCGTGCGGGCTATGCGCGACCACCATGCAGGTGATCGACTTGCCCGAGTCGGCCGCCACCAACACGTGACTGTTCGTGGTGCCGGCCCCGATCGGCGTTCCGCTGCGCATCCATTGATACATGTAGCCCAGCGTCGGGACAGGGTTCCAGGTGCCGTTGTTGGTCACCGTCAGCGTCTGCCCGACAGTGCCGGTGCCGCTGATCACCGGCGCGACCGAGTTCGCCGGCTGGATCTGATTCCAGGTCCTAACCCGCACGCCGCGAAGGACGCCGCGAGAGTTCGGGTGCTGCCCGGCGAACGCCTGGTCCCAAGCGATACCGAGCGCGGTGGCGGCGTTCGAATCCATCTCAAGCCTCACTTATGCGTGAACTGCGCGTGACCCGCTTCTTTGCGCGCCTTGGCTTCAACCTGAGTCTTCTCAAGCTCTTTCTCGTCGATGGGCTGACCGGCGACATAGTCCCTCGAGCCGATGGGCGCGAGCTTGAACCCTTCCGGCACCTTGCTGATGTCGGGTTCTGTCGGCGAAACAGCCGACTGCGGGGGCGGGGGCGTCGGATGAGAAGTGTTCGCCATTTCCGTTCTCCTGATTAAGCGAGTCTAGCGCGTCTGCTCGGCTACGTCTGCACAAGGCTTGGCGACCGTGCCGGGGAAATAGCGAGCCGGCGGAAAACACCAACCAGCGAGATCCGGCGTCGCGGGCTCGATGACCTCCTTACCGCCGGGAAAAATCTCGATCTTGTCGCCCGGCGGCACAATCGGCTGCGCGACCGGCTGCGGCGGGATCGAGAACGATCCGCTGCAGCCGTCAAGCGCGAGCGCGACTGCGAAAACCAAGACGAACCGCATTCACTTCCTTTTGTTGCGCAACTCCTGCACTTCCTGCTCGAGCTTGGCGATTCGCTCGAGCATGGCCGCGGCCGGATTGCCGTTGATGGTCTGCACCTGCAGGTCGCCGGCGACCGCGACGTCGCCGCCGAAATGCGCTCGGCCGTTGGCGCGCTCGACATGCAGCCATTCGCCCAGCTGGGCCCCGCCGTCGTCGAAGCCGATCAGCCGGAAGTCCGAGCCGACATTATTGCCGAGCTCGGCGGTGTAGTCGCAGACATAGACGCGCCAGCGATCGACGCCGCCGGTCTGACCGACGATCGCGCCATAGTTGCCGGGGGCGCCGTTGATGAAGATCGCCGCGGGAGCGCCGGCCTCAGCCAAGGTGAGCCAGGGCCCTTTCATGGTGAAATCGCCATCGACCTCCATCGAGCCAGTGACCTTCAGGTCGCCGGCGACCTCGCCGCCACCTGCCGGCACCGCTTGCGACCATTGCAGGTCGACCGCCTTCGTGCTTCGCGCGCCGGCCGCGGTGAGGCCGTAAGTATGAGTCTGATCAGGCAGAGGCGGCCGAACCGGCACCCAGGCCGAGCTCGCGCGGGCATAAAGGTCGCCGTCTGTCGGGGCCTCACCTATGCCCCCTGTCCCGCCCCCGGCCTGCAGGGCGGCGATGTCGGCGGCGTTCTTGTTCACCTGGTCGACAAGCGCCTGCACGTCGCCTGCGCTTGCCGCCTTCGCCTCGACATAAAGGTAGAGATTGTCGCCTTGCTCCCAGCCAATCTGAGAATTGTTAGCGACGCTCGCCGCCGTCCCGTCTGCGGCGAAGGTAACCGTCGCCTGGCCGGCCGGGACCACGGAATTGTCGTAGGCGACTTGGGCCGTCGTCGGGTCGACCGTCGCCGGATCCAGGCCCGGCGTCGCCACCATCACCTCAGCCCCGACGTCGACGTCGGCAGCCAGTTGCTGCATCCATCCCCAAGATTGGCTCATGCGAGTCTCTCCTCGAGCAGTCGCACCCGCTCGGTCAAAGCTTCGATCTGCGAGCGCAAGGTCTGTACGTATTCGATGTCGGCTTTGGCGGCCTCAGCCTTGGCCGTCGCCTCTTCCATCGTCAGCGCGCCATAGACGTTCCAGGCGAAGGTGCCGAGATTGTCGGAGGTGCCGGCGCAGGTGCCGTAAGAATTGTTGCTCCAAGTGTAAATGTTCGACGACTGAGTGAGAAACTTCTTGTCGCCGCCGTCGACCTTCCAGCGAAAACCGAGCCCATCCCAGCCATAGGCGATCGCATGGCCGAACCAGTTGGGAAAGGTGATGTAGTTGGTGACCGAAAGATTGGCAATCGAAAAGGTGCCGACTGAGAACGTGCCGCTAACCGTCAGGTTGCCGGTGACCCAGGCGCTGCCCGAGACGCCGAGATTGCGGTTCGCCGAGATGTCGAGGTTGGACGAGAAATTGCCGACTGTGGCGGTGCCGCTGACGTTAAGGTTGCGGCTGGCGTTGAGATCCAGATCAGCCTGGACGCTGCCGGTCGAGTGCACATAGCCCGCGGTCAGCGTTCGCCCGCTGCCGGTGGAGATGTCGTAAGTGCACCAGATCGAGCCGTTCGAGATCAGGTTGCCGCTGGCGTAGATCTGCCCGAGCGTCCAGAAGTTGCCCGAACCGTCAAGCGACATACGGTCGCCGCCGCCCGAGCCGCTGTAAGCCCAGTGCCAGGAGCCGTCCGCATTGTGCCAGTAGTTATACCAATTGGTCGCCCAGTACATGATGCGATCGGTCGAATCGGCCCAAGCGTAAAAGTCGCCGGCGTTGTTCTGCGAAAAGTAAGTCGCATTGCCCGCGATCAAGTTGCCGTTCGCCTTCACATCGCCATAAGAAGTGAATCTGGCCGCCGGGCTCATGGTGGCGACGAGATTGTTGCTCGTCGGCGCGTTCGCCGCGACACTGGCGTTGGCGTAAAAATTGAGCGTGCCGCCGGCAATGTCTTCGGCAATGATCGCCGAATAGCCGGTGACCTTCGCGCGCCAGACGCCGCCAGCGACATAAGCGTTAAAAGCCAGGTTGCCGGTCGTAGTGATACCGGCGAATACCTGGTCGACCTCCGCACCGGCGGGGATGGTAGTCGCCACCCCGAGCGCGCCGGTCAACTGACCGCCGGTAATGGGGAGATAATTGCCCAATAAAGCAGTGAGGTCGGACGTAGCCGCAATCTGAGACCAGTCCGTACCTCTGAAGGTGCCGACAGCTGGCACCGCGATCGCGCGGTACATCAGGCCGCCGTTCACCACGTGGTCGCCAATCGCGTATTGCGCCGTCGCGGACCAGTAGCGCGCCGCCACCAGGTCAAGCGCCGTCGACGTCGGCGAGACAACGCCAATCTGCCTGTCGGCCCAATTGGTGTAGAGCTCGCCCGGCAGTCGACCAGTGACGGCGCGCTGGCCCGAAACATTCGAGCGAATCGGCTGAACGCGATTCGGAGTGGGCATCTGGCCCCCGCTCGGAGCTATCTAGCTCCCGGTCTCCTTCGCGCGTTCTCGAGCCTATACGAGGCTCAGAGGCCGGTCAAAAGGATCGCCCCGCCCACCGCTGAGGGCGGCGGCGTGACGACGACAACACCGGCCGGCGCCCACATTTCGAGCGCCACCTGAGTGACCACCATCAGCGGGTTGGTGATATTGACGCTGACCTACTGTTCGAAAGCGGCTTGGGTCACCTGCAGCTGCGGGTTGGTGACGTTGCGCGCCACCCATTGCTCGAGCGCCGCTTGCGTCAGCCAATATTGATTCGGGACAATTTTGCTCCACTGCTCGAACCCGGCCGCGGTCAGCTGCACCTGCGGCGGGACAATCGGGCTCCACTGCTCCGCGGCCGCTTCGGTTAAAATCTCGGAGGTGACGACTGTGGTGGCTGACGGGAAACCGCTGGTGAAGCCTGAAGGCACCGCGCCCGAGAAAGCGGTCGCGCCGAAATTCGCGGTGACTGCGGCGGCTGCGGCAGTCGTCGCGTACATCGCGTAAACGCCATAGCCCTTGCCAGCCCAAGGGATGGCGAGGCCGCCCGCGCCGGTCGCCGGGTTGTTGGCGGCGTTGCCATTCCAATTGCCGGAAGGCGAAATGCGGAACCACGCGAGGCCGTTGGTGACGTCGACCGCGACGCCAATGACCGCGTTGGCGCTAATCGTGCCTAAACCCGGCGAGCCGGCCGGCTGAACGAAATTGATGTAGAGGTTGCCGGTGGAAGCGTTGATTGCCGCGGTCAGCGGATTCGGCGGCGTCGGCGTTCCCGTGAGCGTGGTGTTGCCGGCAAAGACGCCGATCGCCGTCTGGGTTTGAGGCGTCGGAACGGTAAATTCCCAATAGTACTTGCCCGAGTAAACGACATCGACGCTGCGCACGCCCCCAAGCGCCGTCGCCGTCGCGGTGAGGTTGCCGTTGGAAAGCGTGACGTTGAGAAGGTCGCTCGGATTCCAGGTTGTCGTCATGAGATCACGATCGGCCCGATCTGGGCGGCGTCGATCGCAGCTTGCGTCCAAGCCGCCCCGGTGTTCGGGTCAGTCAAATCCATGCGCCATTGCCAGGTCCAAGCGGTCTGGATCACCGCGCTCGTCGTCGCCTGCACCGTGGTCGCGCCCGACTTCAGCTGCATATTCCCTGTGCGCGAGCCAGCGTCGGATTTCTGAATGAAGCCTCGCGTGACCAGACAGATTGGACTGCCCGGCGGCACTGGAGAAAGCGCGCTGAAGCCATAGAAGTCCGCTTGGCCCGCGGTGCTGTCCCAAACGTATGTCGTCGTCGAGTCTTCCGGCGTCTCGCCGACAAACGAATTGTTGTTGGTCGTAGTGATTACGGCGTTGAGAGAAAGGTTGTTGGTGCCAAAGGTAGCGGGCGGATTGGAGATCGGAAAGCTTGCATAAGGCGGCGAACTCGTATTGTTCATGTACACCGCCCCGCCGCCGCTCGCGCAATTGAACGTGGCGCTGCCATCCGGCATAAGCCCGACGAAATACTTGTTGATGCGCTTCACGGCGATTGGCGTGAAAGTCGAGGTGTTCCAGACATTGACGCCGGCAGTCGGGTTAGTCACCGTCGAGCCGCTCGCCAGCACGTTGCCAGGATTGCCCCCCGGCGCAGTCGCATCGAACAGGGCGACCTTGACGTTGCCAGTGTAGTTAGAGTTCATCGAGAATTGGATACTGGTCAAATTGCCGTCAACCTGCGGGCTCCACGCCGAATAGATCGCGTAACCACCGCCTGACGTCACATAAATTATGCCGATCGATTGCAGAATGCTCGAGACGCGCGAGAACTGCGCGCTCACGTCGGTCGACGGCGCTCTCACATAAGGCCGCACGTCGCCCACCCAAGGCACGCTCGCCGGATCCGAGCGCCAGAGAAAATCATCGACGTTGAAGCCGCCGTTGTAACAATTGATCACGATCTTGTTGGCGTAGCTGTTCGCAGAATTGCGCGTGTTCAGGGCGGTCGCCTGGAAAGTGTTCGTCGCTGAATTGTTGGTCCGCACGGTGATCGAGCCGGCGGTCGGATGGATGACAATCTCGCACTCGATCGCCATCCATTGGCCGGGCCAGACGATCGCGCCGGGAAAGGTGGCGAGCGTCGTCCCGTTGTACGCGCCATTGTGCAGCGTCATGTTGCCGTTCTGCCAGAACGCCACGGTGCATTGCGCCGTCGCGCCGTCATAGAGGGTGAAGTAGACGCCCTCGTTCGCCGGGCCCCAGTTGCCGGCGTTGACCATGATCGCGACATTGAGGTGATGAACGGCGTCGTTCGCGCCAGAGGTCTTCGTCGGTGGGTTGGAGTTGCCGCCGAAATTGAGGCACTGACCGCCGAACCGCCCCGGCTTGTTGAGCGAGAACCCGCTTTGCGTGGTCAAGTCCCAAAAGCCAGCGGCGTTCCCCATGTCGCTGACGGTGGCGTAATAATCGAAGCTGTCGCCGAACATCTGCATCTTAAGCCACCAGGACCGGCCCGATTTGCAGGTTGTTCACGGCTATCGGCGTCCAGGCCGCTCCCGTCGCCGGATCAGTCGGGTACATGCCCCACATAGCGCCCCAGACGCCAGCCATGATCGTCTGGCCGTTCGGGGCCTGCACCGTGGTCGCGCCCGACTTCAGTGTGCCGCAGCAAGCGGCGTGAGAGATGGGGGTAGGTCCCCCGCGATCGGCTTGCAGGAGCGGGTCGCAAACCACCGTAAGCGGCGCT